ACCCGCAGACAACACGGACCTTACTAAGTGTCGTGGTCCTTTCTTCGTGGCAGACTTTGCTGGTGCATCTGGTGAGTACCTGCCTCTCGCACTTCCTATGAAGACCGTTACTGGTGTTGACACCGACGCTGCGGCTCAAGTTGGCGACGCCGTGTACCTGAGCACTGGTGGTGACGTGACTCTTGGTGCTGTGCCTGCGGCAACTGCTACTACTAACGATTTTAGCGCGAATGTTCGTGTTGGTCGGATCACAAAAAAGGACGCAACTTCCGGCGCCTACGTTCTTGAGCCTGGTGTGGCCAACGGCGCTCCCATCGTGGGCAAGGTGACATGCAGTGGTACATCATCGTCAGTCACCGGTTTTACCTCCGAGCTTGATGGTGCTCCTGTCGTCGTGTCCATGGACGCAAACATCGCGACAACCGGCGCGGTCATTGCATCTGGTACACTGACGATTCACCATGCCTCGTCCACCGACGATGCCACATACGTCATCTTCGCCTAAACAGCGTAGACAAAGAAAAGCCCCCGATAGCTTAGGCCGTCGGGGGTTTTTTATTTAGCTACGAAGGATTAGTTCGTTCTCGACCATCGCAGTCTTACGCAGGGCTTCCATCATCTCTTCGAACGAGCGTGGGTCTCCGCCTTCTGTACCTGAAGCTGTATCGGGTCCCATGTTCATGAGCTTAATACCTTCGGGTACGGGCTCTGGTTCGGGTACGACTTCTGGTTCTGGGGTCGGTTCTGGTGCTGGTGGTGGGTAGAGCGCACGGGTCATCTTGACCGCGTCTTCTGGTGTGAAGTTCGCTCGTGCAAGCTCGCAGAACTTATCAAAGGCATCATCGTTATCATAGATATCGGATGCTTCTGAGGTGAGCCATTTCTCGAGGGTGTCGACCTGGTGCTCGGTTTGTGTCTCTTGGAACTTCTCGAGTTGTTGGTTTACCTCTTGGTACTGACGAAGAGCGTTGTCACGTTCTTTCGCGGCAGTCTCGAGTGCGGTTCCATGAGAGTTTTGAGCTTTCTCGTGTGCTTCTTCGGCTTCACGTCGGAGCGTCTGAAGTGCCGATCGGTGGGCAATCTTCAGTTCATCAATTTCTCTCTGCTTCGCGACCATAGGGTCGATATCGCCATGTAGCCAACGCTGTACCTTAACTTCCTGCTCCCGAACTTCTTTCATAAGCTCTTCGGCGCTACGTCTTTGCTTAGCGAGGTCTTGATACTTGTTCGTGTATCCGCGCTGCCAGTTCTGGTACTTACCTTCGATTCCGTCCAGCACGGCGCGCCGCATTCCTGGCTCGAGGTTTTGTACCCACTCAGCTTCGTGGAGGGCTTCCATCTCGCCGTTCCAGTCGAACACTGGTGGTACTTCTACTTCTTCTTCTACTTCAACGGGGGTCGCATCAGATGCTTCCATCGGTTCCGGAGTATCGGCAACGGCCTCGACGCTACTTTCTTGTGCTGCGTCTGTATCGGTCGCTACTGCCTCATCTACGGTTTCGTTATCTTCGTTAAGCATGAGTTTACATTCCCCCTTGTGGTGTCATTGCAGGCTCAGCGCCTGGCATCATTTCTGCTGGTTGCTCAGGCATTGCCTGTGCTTCTTCTGGTTGATCATCCTTGCCGCGAGCGGCAACCATCTCAAGCTGCATGAGGACTTCAAAGTCCTTTGCGATCATGTCGGCAAGCTCTTGTGGGCTCTTGCCCTGAGTCTTTGCAAGCTCCTGGGCCGCATCAAAAAGCATCTTAGCGCGGTCAGGCGTGATGCCGAGAGTTTCCTCGAGGGGCTTGAGGTCTTCTGCACCGCCCTCAGCCTTCATCTCGCCTTCGCCCTGGGGGGCTTCCTTGCCTTCCCGCTCAGCAATTTCTTTGTCTATATCTGCGATTAGCTCTGTCGCGTCCCGGATAGGGTCTTCGCCTTGGGCACTTTTTGTCGCCATCTCAGGTGATTGAGGGGCCCCTGCTTCTGCTCCGGGTTCTCCGGGGTTAGGAAGGCGCTCGCCAGTTTTCGGGTCGGTAGGCATGAAGACTCCTGAAGTCTGGTGGTGTACCAGTGTGGTGTAACTAATTTACTCGATTCGTGTCAGACATTTCAAGGTCTGGGTCGATTAGCTCAAATGTAGCGTGCTCTCCGATAGCCCGAACAAACTTATTCGGCAGCGTTCTACGCTCACCGGAGTTGCGGTCTTCGTAGACCAGGCCATCTCGCCGAAGGTCTTCTTTGACCTTTCTAAGAGATCGCTCGTTCATCGAGGCTTGCTTCTGCGCGTACTCGACAAGTTCGATGTCAGATAGCAAGTTTCTCTTTGTTGGGTCGGGCATTACTTCGCCTTTGCTGGTGCGGGTTGCTTTGGCTTTAGGGGAGTCCCTTCGGCCTTCATTGCTTTCTGGTACGTAGCTAGTTCCTTCAGCATCTGGTCATCGCATCCGCGTGCTTGTTTTCTTTTCCAGCTATTGTGCCTGATGGTCTCGACTCGGTTTGCCCTTTGAGCGTCGTTCTCTTCTTGGATGTTGACTCTCTTGCCGGGGAACCGCTTCTCAATAGTTGCGATACATCGATCGTAGTCTTCTTTAGTCTCGGCTTTACCGAGAACACCGAAGTCGACTGCGGCGAATGATCCTGGTCCTTGACCATGGATAGCGTAGCGTAGTCCCTTAAACGACATCTTCCGCTTGCTTCCGCACTCGGGGCAATTGTCTGGTCCATCGGCTCTACGGTAGATCGCCTCTTCTTCGAAGAAGTCGCAACCCGTACACTCTACGTTGTTCATTATTAGACTCATGCTGTACCTGATCTGTTTTTGCCTTTGTGGAGGCCGTGAGACGCAAACTGCTTACCTTGACTGGTTGCCTTGCGTTTAGCCTTGTTCGCTGCGGCCAACTTTTTCTTTCCGGATCGAGACTTCTTGAGGGCATCGATAGTTTTTTTCGGTGCGTATACTTCGCCGGTATCACTGCTCTTCTTACCTGAAGCGGTAGTCCACTTCTGCTTTGTCCATTGGTCTAGAGACTTTTGGGATTTAGCTTTATTTCCCATTACTTGTAGCCCCCACCGGCTGCCTTGTACTTCTTAGCCAGCATCTGAGCCTTGCGTGCCGACCATTGTCCTGGCTTACCTCCCTTACCGCTGGCTTTAATTGCATTGAATAGGCGCTTGCGCTTCTCGGGCTGGGTGTAGTTACCTGCCTCATTGACTCGGCTTTTAGCTTTTTTAGCCATCTTTAGTTCCGGCCCAGATAATGCAGACGCGTTGTGAGGCACACTTAAAGTCGAGTGCCGAGCAGTATCCAAGTTCTCCTGCATCCACAGCAGACTCGGGGTCACCCTCATCTCCGATACCGGTAGCGATACATTCTTGCATTTCTTCTGATGTATCGAAGAAGCTGCAGTTTCCGCATCGCATGGTCATTACGTTTTCGATCGTGTCGTTAAAGCGATCTGCGTAACGTTGCCAGAACTCTTGATTGCCGCCTTCAGCGTCCAGTCCTGGATTAGCTGGTCCATACTCTTTGGTATCCAGCGCGTTCTGGCGGTTCTCTAAGTTTATTTCTACGTCTTGTGTTGCCGTTGGGCATGACTCAGACTTCTCCGCGTCACGCTTCATAGCGCCCATCATGTCGTCGTATTCAGCCATTACCATTTCGCCTTATCAGCCCAGTAGGCTGCGCTCATTTTACCCTTAGCAATGTTCTTCTGGTGACGAGACTTGAAGCTCTTACGTTTCTTCTTCATCCGATCCGACTCACCTGACTTAGGCTTACCGGCGGTGCTCGCGCCCTGCTCCCCGAAGCGAATCAACTTTAACTGACTACCCTCTTGGGCCAATACGATGTGGCTTTTCTTTGGGTGGTCTGGTGTGCGCTTGGCTTTATTTACCCCGCTCAACCGATGCTTCTTTAGTATCGTAGCCTTTCTCAGCTTATCTCTTTTCGACAGTGCCACGGTAGACTCCTATGCCTCGCCACGTATGGGTGCGCCGCCCCCGCCTGGGAGGACGTCTTCAGTCGCGACCTCTCCTGAGGGTACGGGTGCTCCGAGTTCCTCGGCTAACGCGAGCGCATCTTCTGGTGGTAGTGTTTGCATTAGCTGCTGAACCTGTGCGGCTTGCTGTGCTTCCATCGCAGGTCTACCGGCGGCAGCACCGCCGAGCTTAGCGGTCTGCTCCGCCTGTATCATTGCTTGCTGTTGTGCTGCGGCCTGTTCTTGTGCGGCTATGATATCTTCTTCCGGAATCAAGATTCTGCTTGGGAGTCCCAGGTTAGTGAGAATCTCTTCCGTAAGCCTGCGTATGTTGACGTTTTCGTTCTGAGACAAGAAGGGCAACATCTGAATCAGGGTCTCGGCCATCATGCCTGGGTTACGTCTGATCGGGTTGTAGCTAACCATCTCGAAGTCGACCTCAACGTCGACCAGGTCCTTGTGACTAAGCTCAGCCCACTTGGTTGACCCGGACACACGGATGAGTCTGTTTGTCTTCATGTATTTCTTGCAGAGGTAGAACACCTTGCGGGCTACGTCTTCGATGGCATCGTTTAGATGTCCCTCGCGAGTCGCCAGCCGTGTTCGAAGCTGAGCGTCAATAATAGCCATCTCAGTTGCTGTTCGGGCGCCTGCGACTTGGCCGCGAGCAGCTTCTGCCAGAGCAGAGATAAAGGCTGCGTCATCTTCTTGCCGCGCGATGAACTCCTTTACACCTGTGGGGCTATCAGGAATTGGCATCTCATAGAACAGAGTTGCCAGGCTACGAAGAGCTTCACTGTTAGACGGGTTGATTCCGACAAAAGAGCCTGCCGACGAGTCTACGGCTTTGTTCAAGTCTTCTTCAGTTACGCGACCGGAGTCATACATGACGCGGGGTATCTGAAGATACGTGATCTGCTTCATGTGTGTGAGCAGGTCATTGATTGTTTCTTGCTGCTTTAGGACAAGCTGAACCTCGCTCAGACCCAGGCAGTCGATGCCTGACTGGTTGAGTGAGAACATGCTGTACGGGATGTAGTCGATCTTGTCTTCGAATACGACGGCATCAGCTTGCTTAATGTAGTGCTGCATTAGGCCGCGTTCGCGATCGTAGTACTCATAGATTGTTACCCATTGGAAGGCGTCGCGAACAGTGTCCGTGGTGCTCTTCTGGTTCTCGTCCATGAGCCACTTAGGGTACCGGTCAGGCGTTACTTCCTTGACGAGTTCCGCTTTATACTGACCAGACTTAACACGGGCCTTGAACTCATCATATGAGATCACGGTAGCTTCGATCCAATATCGGATATCGTCTGCGTCACGCACAGTAAGGTCAAAGAAGATGCTGGATGGGTTGATTGCGCGGACAATTGGAATGTCCTTCTTCGCGTCCCATCCAGTCTTAAAGATTCCGCGCTTACACAAAACAGCGTCGATCAGTGTCGTAGCTGCTTTACGGCGAAACTTATTTGCATCGAAGACATACTCGACGAGCCCTGTGACGGACGGTGCCGCATCTTGAGATCGAGGAGTACGTGCGATTGCGCCCACAGATGGGTTGGGTCCAAGCAAGGCACTGACGGCCGTATCGGCGATTGCGTAGATGATGTTCTTCGAGCACAGGTATGAGTGCGAACTCATGCCGGAGATATCGGAATCACTGGAGGTAAAGAAGTTACCTCGGTAGAACCGACGTGCTTTATCGAAGTCTTTCTTCTCTGAACGCTTGTAATAGTTCAGATGACGGTCGATCAGTTTTGACAGCTTGGACGGCATATCTATTTATCCTTCTTGCCCTGCATAATCTTGGCGAGTCTATCGGCCTTCTTATCCATCTCTTCTTTAGAGATCTCACCCTTTTTCTCGTCCAGTGCCTTCTTCTTCTCTTCGTCAGTCATGCTCTGGACGGCCGCCTTAGTTTCGTTGTCGCTGTTCTTTGCGGCTTTCGCCATCTCGGCTTTCTTCTTGCTGTAGTCCATTTTTTACTTCCAAATGTTTGAGGCTGGTCTAAACGGTGATCGTGCTTCACGTCTCTTATGAGACTTAATAATGTCAAGCTGCTTAATTGTAACTTGTCCTGGCATGTAATCCGATTTTACTTCCGCTGCGGCTTGTGTGAAGTGTCTTCTCGACAGGATGTCGGCCGCCATAACGGCTGTTCGTGCGCGGTCGAAGTGGTGAATCGTGCCATCTTCCCCTCGGATGCGCTTCTTTCGACTGCCATCATAGTTAAGTAGTTGGTGGAGCATACCACGACTTCGGATGGAAAGGTCTTCTTGTCTTAGCATCTGGACCAGTCGGGCTTCAGACTCTTGTAGTCTTTTATTCGTTGCGTACCAGCCGGGATGATTCCGGTCAGTCCAGAGCAGGTTCCGAGTTTCTTGATCTTTTAGGATTGCGATACACGCTGTTGCGTTTGACTCAACTGCGAGTAGTGCGCCCAGGTACCGCTTCTGCACCACTTGTAGTCTATGCGCAAACCTATCTGGGGATTCACGGTCTTCCCAGAACGCAATCTCTTTCCAGTCGGTTGCGTCCCACACAGTAAGGGCCGACTTATCACCGGTACTACCGAATCCTGCGGGGTCAGCGGTGATGAGGTACTGGTGTCCTGGCTTCGGCGGTTCAAACTCATGGCAGGCATATGCGCCGACGTCTGGATCTTTCTTCGCTTTCTCCAGCCATGGTTTTAGTATTTCTGCGGGCATGACGGGGTTAGTTGTTCCGAGCCATCCGTCATACGCATCTGATGGGTACTTGCAGGAGAACAGACGTGTGTCACCGACAAACTCTGTATTTAGTCCTCGCCGACGAAATGCCAGGTTGTGCGGCGACATACCATCATGTCGAGCCATGTAGTCACGTTCGGCCGACGTAGGTGTGAACGAGTCATCCATCTCACGGCAACTCTTGTCTTCCCACCACTCAAGGAACAGTGGGTGGAATCGACTGGATCCCTCGAGCGCCGAGCGCCACATCTGTTCGTGGTGTGATCCGGCTCTACCTGGCGTTGACTCAAGGATGACCTTGGCATTGGGCCTCTTGTTGACGGTGGGGAATATGTTGATGGCTGCTTTACGCTGCCACTGCGCCTCACCGAACTCGGTAATGACCAGGCGGTCGATTGATCTACCGATCGCAGGGGATCGTCCGCCGGCAGTCAGAACCTTGATTCCGCCTCCGTGTATGAACTGCATTTGCGTTGCGCCAGCTTTTTTCCCTGGCGTTAGCGGCATCCTGACGTCGTCGGGCAGCCTGTTGTAAGCGAATAGTATGCGCTCAAAGATGTCTTCTGCTGTGTCTTGACGCTCTGCAATAAGCAGTCCCTTGACGCCGCTGAGGTACATGCAGTCTCGCAGCAGCAGCATGACTGACACAGTCGTAATCTTTGCCTGACGAAACTTGTTGACCATAAGCCAGCGATTCTCGTCGTAGGCTTTCAGTAGTTTCTTCTGCGTATGTGTTGGCTCCATGTAGCCTGTTGACTCGTCTTCTCGTACGATCTGGCACATAGAAACAAACGCGTCAGGCGTGGCGAACAGCGCTCGCACCTTACCTTCATGTATTCCTGGGGCAGTCGCAAACTCTGCACCACCAGTGACTACGTTTTTACGGTTTGCTTTTTTCTTCTTCGTAGTTGTTGCCATAACGGTAATGTTATCATGTTATTCGATGACTGCCGAAATGGAGGACGTTGTGGGTGATAAGTGGATTAAGGGTGCGGTCAAAAATAAGGGTGCACTGCGGAAGGCTTTAGGTACACCAGAAGGTGAGCCCATCTCGGCGGAAAAGCTGAAAACTATAAAAACTAAACTACGTAAAAAAGGTCAGGGCGATAAAAAACTCAGCCTGGGCGACCGTAAGCTTTTGCGTCGGGTTCAGTTAGCGTTGACTTTGCGCGGCTTTAATAAATCATAAGACTTAAATTTTAGCTACTTGCAGCATTTGTCTATGTGATGTATACAAATAAGGCACCCACTTAGGCGTGTCAGGTAGCCATTTTGGTCTGACTTAAGCGTCGCGGGCAGGCGAGAACAAAGTTTTTTTAACCTACTCTTAGTGAGAACATAATGTCTATCAGTACAGAATTGCTGAATACTACGTTCGCGGATCTCCGTGGGCCTCTGGTAAACTCATTTGTTCGTAGTAATGAACTGTTCGAAGCACTTAACTCGAAAGCACGTATGCCCATGGAAGGCGGAACGAAGATTGAACGTTCCTTCTCCGGTGGTGCACCTGCTCGCGGTGTTGGTGTCTACGTCGGTGACGAACTACTGAACATGACCCGTCGTCAACAAATCCGTAAGTACGAGGTTGAGCCACACCGTATGGTTATGGCTATCAACATTCCCAAGCGGGAACTCAACCAGAACAGCGGAAAGCTTGCCGTCATCCGACTCATCGAGGAATATCCTCAGACTGCGATGGAAGCAGCTAAGGCGGACTTGAACAAGTTCCTCCTTACTGGTGCCAGCCGTGGCTTGGCCTTTGGTTCTTCGGAGCTTTACGGTCTTCTGACTCTTAACGGTCAGTTCAGTTCCGGTATTGGAACTGGTGTCACCAACGGTCTTCTGGACTTCGTGGCCCCTGCGTCTCAGACTGACACTGTTCAAGGTGTCGACAAGAGCAGCAGCTACTTCCACTTCAACCAGTACAACGACATTTCGTCGTTCGGTGCTAACGGTATTACGCAACTGCGTAAGACTTACCGTCAATGTGCTCACTACGCTGGTGGTGTTGGTAAGGGTCCTGATCTCGTGATCATGGACGACGATACCTACACCAACTTCGAGGACAGCCGGCGGGACAACGTTCGCGTGACTCTCGTTGATGACAAGATTGACAAGAGCAACACCCTGGGTCTCTCCATGGGTATCGCTTCTGTTACTTCTTCCATCGACCTGGATCGCACCGATACGTCTGTGTTCTCTGGTGTCGCGGCTGACGGTATCACTTACATGCTCAACACTGACTACATTGAGTTCCCGATGCTTGAAGCACCGAACATCAGTGAGTTCAAGGAGCGCGTTGGTGACCAAGATGTCGTAACTGCAATCTTCGCAATGCAAGGAAACATGATCTGCACCAAGTTGGTGGCTCAGGGCGTGGTTTCTGGCGGCGCGGTCTAAGGAGGTACATCATGGCATATGGAAATCAAGTTAAGACCGATGCACTAAGCACTGTGTATGACTCTGAGGTTTATCCTCTCGGTTCTACATTCGTGCAGTCACCCGACGAAAACAACGCAGCCAACTCGACCCATTATGGTGAGAAGACCTGGGTGTTTGTTTTCAACGACGAGGCTTCGACAGCTTGGGCGGAAGGAGACTTGATCTCGATTGATACGGGCGACTATGCTCCGTACCACGGGATTGTGTCTGCTGCTGCCGCGACTGTTGCAGGTTCGATTCTTGGCGCCGCAGGTCACGCTGTTGCTGCTGGTAAGTACGGCTGGGTTGTTCAGCGCGGTGTTTGCGAGTGCAAGGGTGATGGTAGCGTTTCTCAAGGTGAGGCAATTGTGTCTCACACCTCGGGTCAGGTTGACACCATGGGAAGTGGTGAGGAAGTCGGTATTATCGGCGTAGCTCTTGAAGATGACGGTAGTGCTGGTGACTTGTTCACTTGCAAGATTGCGATTCCCGCGTAGCACCTGACTACGTGATACACTTAGGGGGCGTGGCTTTCGGGTTACGCCCCCTTCGTCTTTTGGAGGTCCTGTGGACGTTTCTTTAGCGGCTCTGCGTAATAGGTTGTTTGCCCTGCGTTCGTGGGACTCGACTGGCGCAACTTTAGACAATCGCATTCGTGCCGCGCTGAACCTGGCACTCGACCGCATCGCTGGTGACATCCCAGAAGCGCTTGTTCCTGACGAGGAGCACATTGTTTTGTACCCGTCGGTTGACGGTTCAGACGCTACAGTGGCGTCGAAAGTCGCGACATTCAATAGTGACAAGCGCCTGCTGTATTTTGTCGACAACAACGACAAATCTATCGCGGCCGGAGTTAGTGCCACAACCTGGCGCCCCGTAATCACAGGTGAGTGGGACGGGGTGATGCACCTGGAGATTACAGATTCTGCGGGTCGCATTCGCCGACGACAGAGTCGTGAGTGGTTTAAGCTCACGTCGAACGCTGTTGTCTATTACATCGTTAGTCTTGACCGTCCGATGCCGGATATTATTCTCGGGGACGCGGGACACAATTTTAGAATCCATCAACCAGAGTTTTTCCTCTCTGACGACGTGATGGAAGTGCTTGAGCCATCTCGGATATTTGATGGTACTCGTCAGCAAGTATGGAAGGTTGCGACTGCGTCAGCTTACCGGGATGATCTTCTGGACTACCAAGGTACGACAAAGGGTCGTCCTTATCGGTGTTGGCGGAACAGACATTTCCAACTACCGCCCCCCACGGAAGCGCCTAATGTTGTCGAGATCAACATTGACAGGCAGACAACTGAGAAACAGTCAGGCGTTGTACCGAAAGATGATACCCTGACTATTACGAAAACTGGGACAGGTATCGGTAGCGGTGCAACGGCCTATGGTACGTCTTCGTCATCTTCTTCCATGGGCGCAGACACAATTGTGCCTGGTATCGGCTCATCGCCTGCGGGTAGTATCGGCTCTGAGTACGGCGTATCTTTCGAGACACCGGTAAAAGAAAGCACCAAGATGACGGCGCCAGACGCCACGTACAAGTGGAACGGGGCAAAATCTCTTCGGGAAGGAACCTGGGCCATCCGGTACACCTATGTGTGGGGCCGTAGAGATGAAGAGTGGCAGCAGTCCCCGTCTATTGCTCCTGGCGGCGACCAAGACCATGATGGTGATTTCGACCTTGCGTGGGCCTACGAGACAGGGACCGTCACCTCAACGGTGAGTCGGTACACGGGCGTGAGTGATCCCGTCTGGGAGAGCGCCCCTTCTCCAGCAACAGTGATCACGCAAAAAGATCTTGATGGTACGGACGGCGCACTTGTCTTGTCGGCAACGAACATCGATGCGATGCTGGGTTTTGGTGACTCGGCATTCGATCGTTACGGTCGTTCGGGGCTACGCATCCGGTACTACGTGGCCCATATTGATAAGAAAGACACGGGTGTTGGTCAGTTCAACGCAGTCGAGACGAACGAGAAGTTCTATCTCTTGTGCGAGGTTGAGCCCACATTTGACCATGTCGAGGCTATTACCTCTTCGGGTGTCACTCCTCCGGCGGGATTGACATCGACGAATAAGATTAAGGGTGGTCGAGTTGTCTGGAACGGCACCCAGTTGTACGACTACTATCGCCCACTGAAGCACAGCACTGGTTACTACGCGTGGCAGGTTTATCCGCACCAGGACGGTCGCTACGAACTCGACTTCCGTGTTCTTCGGCTTCCGCGTAAATACGTAGACGACCAGGACACCGCGCCTATTCAGCGTGACGCGGTACCGTGTTTGATTGAGCTTGCGTTGTACTATGTCAGCTTAGACGATGGTAATGACCAGACAAGCGCTCAAGCGCACTTGGCTCGGTACCACGATCTGATGCGGGGTTTCCGTCAGCGGTATGCCAATGTTGGAGGTTGTGTCGAACCTCTGCCGTTTACGGGTTACCGTTCTCGTAACCGCTATGGTACATTCAGTTCCAGCGATTAACTTGGTTTGGCTCCCATTTAGGGAAGAACAACAACAGAGGTGATGCATGTCCGAGAAGAAACTGTACTCAACACTTACAGCGATGCCACGTTGCGACGTCGGCTCACGAGTTTTCCGAAAGACCCTTGTGGGTCAGTACGAGGAAGCTTTGGTTGTGAGTATTATGAGTGCGACTCCGACTTCGGCTACCTGGTCGGCGACGATCATGACGAAGAACGGCGTAGAGTATATGAATGGTAACGTCGAGCACCGTACGGTGTACGACTGGATGCCCGTCGGCTGGAAGTTCGATGAGACTTTGGTTGGTTGGATTCCGCCTCAGAGTATTCTTCGTGACGACACGAAGGCGGCTGCCGAGATTGAAGACCCAGAGGAAGCGATCAAGATTGCTTCGAGTAGCGTATTCGCAGTACCACCTCCCTGGGAAGGTGAGAAGTTCATGTCTTGGCAGTCTCGGGTGCTAAAGTCTGTTCCAGCCCTTAAGGGTAACGCTGCGATTAAGTCGAAGTTGTCGGACTCATGGAAGAGCAAGCAGTACGAAGTTACTATTTAGTAAGGGTATGAAGTGGCGGGACCTACACGTCAGACTACAAACACGGTAATCATTCCTCCTGGTGAGGGGCGCAGGTCATATTCACCTGTGTCTCTCGCTTGGTATGTAGAGAACCTGGAGCTTGAAGACGGTGACGCGCTTCGAAGTGTTGTAGGTCCTTCCATTCTTCGTATCGGCAAGAACGTCGAGCGGGAGATATCCCCGCCTCCGACGCGAGCTGTCATTAACTACCCAGATGCGGATATCGGCGCGCGATCCTTCCCTAACTTCGGGTTTAAGGGTGGCGCTCGACCTCACAGTATCTATGCGGCGAATCTACTTAATGGCTCGGCGCACACGCTACTGTACCGTTTTGGGACGACTCTTTATCGGTTTCTCGGAGGCGACGACGAGAGAGACGAGGCGCTGGCGACGGGCTTAAGCTCATCGAAGAATCCTCGGTTTCCGGACCAGTATGTTCAGCTTGGTAACAATATCATCTGGACGAACGGTGAGGACCATCCCAGGATTATCCAGTTTAACGGTAGTATATTTGAGTTAGGCTATCGTAGGTCAGCGGAGACACCGCTAATCTCTGGCCCTACTCAACCCGACTTTGACGAGGTTCCTCAGTACTATCCGAACTCTGTGGGGTATTCCTGGCCGGGCCGTATCGGTACCCCAGGTGACGTCCTTACAGGTCGAGATGGTTCCCTGCTGAACGGTGCTTGGTATTACTACTTTCAGTACGAGGATCTTCTGGGCAACTTGTCTGCGTTCTCTGCGCCGAGCGAGCCTGCGTCAATTCATTCTAACCAAGCAGATCCCTTCGTCTCCGTTAATGATGATGGTGTGCCTCGATATGTGGCGGACGGTACGTACGCCGGCACTAAGATTCAAGCGGCTCAGGGTACAGAGATTGACGACTTGACACGTCGATTCTTGGTTCGGAGTGGTGGTGCCGCCCCGGAGCAGACCGTTGCTATTCGCATCTATCGAACACCGGACACGAAGCATGTGGACAACACACCAAGGTTCTTGGCTCGAATACCTGGTGCCGCTCAGTTTGCTCATGACGATAACAAGTCAGACTCTGAGTTAGGTCTTGAGTGGGTCGAGACGATTGACACGCCTGTGTTCCGGGTTGCCTGCGCCCACCAGGGGCGTCTAATCGCCGCAAACATTGTCGGTGATCCTGGCGCTGTTCGTCGGTCGTCCCCTGGCTTGCCCGGCACTTTTGCTAAGGCAGACATTCTTTATCCGGACTCGAGCGGTGCCGAAGTCACTGGTGTCGTGTCTCATAATGGGGTCCTGCTCGCGTTTACTGAGAATGCTACCTACGCCATAAGCCAGGACTTCAAGCTGGCTCAGCCTTTGTCCCTGGGCATCGGTTGTGCCGCCCCTCGTTCTATTAGTGCGCTGCCTGACGGTACGTTGATGTGGTTGGGTCGTGACGGGTTCTATGGGATGAAGAAGCTGGGCGACATTGTTCGCATGAGTTCTCCGATAGACAAGGCATTCAAGCTTGATGTCAACCCATCTCGGATGCACATGGCGGTGGCGTCTATTGATTCCGACAGCAAAGAGTATCGCTGCGCCCTGGCGCCTTCGGGTCACAACCAGAATCGGCTAATGTTTTGTTTTGATGGTCAATACTGGCGTCGTCAGACTTTAGGTGTTCACGTCGGTGACATGTGTTCCAGCAACGACTGGCGGGGCTATACTTTTGCGATTGGCTCTGATCCACGAGAGACGCGAGTCAACTATCATACAGACTTAGGTGGCTTTGGTTATCCAGATGGTGGTTACGAGTCTGACTTGCATCGAGTATTCGTTCTGGGTCGTCAGACAACCGACTACTTTGCACCGCCTCGTCGGGTACGGTATCGCTCAAGCTGGATCATGGCGGCTGAGAATGGTTTAGTCCCGACAAACGTTCGTATGCTTTATGTGGGTATGAAGGACGCCTGGGACGGCAACGCAATTGTTCGCATATACAAGAATGGTTCATGGAAAGCGGTAGAGGAGATTACAGATCTTCGCTTGGTAGGGACTGACGACGAGTCCGATGTCGTTGCCGATGTTGCAGGCAACGCAACCTACGGGTCATCGAAGGTTCATTCGCCGCGACTATTCTGGCGTCAGGTTCCCGTAGACTTGCACAATGTCAGTTCCTGGGCATTTGAGATCGAGATTATCGGGTGGCCCAGCCCCGCACCTTTTATCCGTGAGATCGACGTGCAGAAAGATAAGGCGTCCTTCGTGAGTTTGTTTTCGTCTACAAGCGAAGGCAAGGCAAAGGCGGAAGAACTTTATGATCGAAAGGATCGTGAGCTTGGTCGGTTGCGTTTGTCGGCGTTTGCCTTTGATACAAGTGTCGCGACTCTTGGGACTCCTCTGGGTCGTGTGTCTAAGCGTGGTGATACTTAGTTATGCCGTTTATTTTTCCGAAGAGATTTCTGCGGTCTCGAGATATTCTTGATCCGGCTGAGTTTAACCAGGACACAGAGCCCGTACAGGAACTGTTGGACGGTGAGCTTGACCGGCACAACTTTAATGCGACCGACTTAAAGGCGAACGTGTTTCGGCATGAGTCGTTGATCGACACAAGTGATTACAACGCAGCAGTAGGTGAGTCGGCTTACTACGATATTTACTCGACGGCAGTCGAGTGCTCGACGATCTTTGAGCACGGCAAGGCTAAGGTTTCGCCTCTTATAAACACGGATCGAAAGACCCCGAACTTTGTAAAGCCTGACGGCGGAACGTTTCGGGATTCTCGTGCGGGAAGCGATGCGGATGGGTATCCATCAATTGTACCCAATACGGGTGCGTGGTCAGCGGTTAAAAGCGGTGACTTAACTGATGCGATGAAGTTGACGGTCACTACGGGTCAAGCCAGCCTGTATATCAATGCCTACGTTCAGTACGTCTGGCAGGGGTTTTATGAGTATAAAAAGCCCTGGGCGTACGAAGGTCCCAACGAAGACACGACTGATTACGGTTGGGCCGGTACGTACGGACCTGACTTAGCTACGGCTGAGCAGGCATCACTGAATCTGTATGGACCTGACTCGGAGTACTTAGCGTGGGCGTTCGAGGATCATCGTAACCCCGCAATCTCGGGATACGATTACGCACTCGGAGTCTTTCTCGACGACGATGACTTCGACACTACGATGGTGCCGCAGCAGTATGACGCGTCTTATGCGTTCGCCTTGAATGAGATTCAGGCTGATGATGAGGCGCGGACCCCTCAGTTAGGTGGTTACCATCACATCTCTCGTGGCTTCTTACCTGCATTAGTTCAGTTCGCGATTCGTATTGACGGTAAGGTTGTAGACTCGACAATTACGGGTAAGTCATTTTCGTTTGAGGAATCGGCTCATGGGCTTCGCGTTGACGATAGTCCTCAGTTTGAGTTTGAGGGTGATTCGGACGGCTACGAGAAGTACGTATTTGGTCAACGCAGCGCAGGTCAGGCTATGAACTACGACGCGGGTAGAGCCGGTCGACCAGGCCAAAAGATTCGATCATCTCGAGCGTCGGCCTGTGGTCCAGAGGTGCTGCCTATTCGGTTCGGTGGTGTAATTCCTGTCAGTCCAGGAACACACACAATTGAGATTGTTGCTCGTCGACTTCTTCGAAAGCGTCAGAAGTTTGAGTACGGTGATTTCGTCGGTGTATTCTCGCGTAGGCTAAGCGTGATGTCCTTACCCATATACGCACCTCAGTTGGACTCTGAGCTTGTTGCGTCTCCTGTCGTGACCAAGTCGCTGCAGTCAGAGGATCTTATCAGTGTGGGGCAGGAATCATATAAGCTTACGACACTTGAGAATCGGGTAAATAGTCTGCAGCCGTCAGATATCAAGCGTCGGTCTCTACCCAACACTCATCTACCGTCAAAGGTTAAGTTTTGGCAGAGTACTGGGATCGATCCCGACTTTAGTGTTGGTCGTTATCGTGAGTGCCTTAGTAGTACCGTGATTAAATCGCGGTTTCCGGGGTTTAAGAACACAACGTATTTAGACAAAGTTACGGATAAGAATAGCTCATGGTTTCGCGGCTACGAGGACACTTTGTCGGATGGATCATGGGGTGGCGCTGGGTGGCAAAAGCTCTACGATGAGGACCGAGAATTAAGCATTGCGTCTACGTCGAGCTTAAAAATTACCGAGGACGAGAAAGTAATTATCTTTGCGGACATCGAAGTTCGGGGACTTCACCCAGTACTACAGGGCAGCGTCCAATCGTTGATAAAGGCCCTCGAATCGGAGACGTTGACAGGGAGTGAGGCGAATCAATCGATAGCAAATTATATCGGATTCTCTCAGGCCGACAAGTATCTGGACTTGTTTGCGTTGTTTAATATTGGTTATCGGACGGGGTCTGACCCGAAAGCTAACTGGATTATTGGGTCCAAACACGCACCCGCGACAATCAACTCATCTGCTTGGGCGAATAGAAAAGAGCAGTATGTGTCTCAGTTTGTGAAGGGTTCGAACTTCGTCACTGGTGCAGGTGACAGTAGTCACGATTATGGCCTTACAGTTCAGAAGATACCTGTTGATACTCGGGGCAACGCGACGGCGCCGAATAATTTGGGTATCACAATTCCCTTGATGCTGACTTTAGACTACTCAGATTTTGCCTCGGCTGCGTTGGCTGAGATCACGGAGATCGCAGTATTCGGATGCACGACATTCCCGTCAGACTGGGACGAAGATGAGGGTACCGGCGGTGATATAGGTGACGACGTCCGAACTATTGGTGACCATGTGATAAAGAACGGTAGCCCTCTTACCGGCGACGATGTTTACTACTGGGAGGGCGCGGATAAAATTCAGAACAACCAGTGGGCCTCCCCTCATGGCGGGCGAAAGCTTTTGGGGGGTCTTCGGGCTCATATTGGCCGCTGCCGCTTAACGGTGATGAAGGTGTACAAGTGATCCATGCCTAAGATTAAACTCGCAAATCCTTTAGAGCAGTCGTACACAAAGCTTCTTCAATACGGAGACCGGTTCAGTACACCTAATGAGCCGTACACAACAAATATTCATCGTACTCCAGATAGTGTGACGCCCGTCTCCGAGACGACCAACCAAGACGGGCTGATGTCTGCGGCCAACGGTACGCTTAACCATCTCAATCTTGGTACCGATGACTTCCGAATAAGCGCTGAGCACATCATGCCTGAGCAAGCCATGCTTAGTCGGACGGATGGCCTTACTGAGACGTCCGCGTTTTACGGTAACGGTATCGGGCAGCGGTCTACAGGCACGTACTCAGAGAGTTGGGTGACGCTAAGCGGTACCTCATTGCGCTGGTATCAACCTTACGCAACAACTTTAAGCCTCATGCACTGGGACTTGTTCTTTAGCTACAATAACTGGCAGGGTGTGTACAAGGACTCTCGTGGTTTAGAGGCAGAGAACCCAAGTCGCAAGACAAAAATAGATCTTCGTTGCATCTTAGATGGTGAGTACGTCCCCTACTCTAAGCGCCGACTTGCGGAGAATTTGTTTCACCCTGTCGCTCCCGGCTATCAAGACTCAAAGGGTGCCGTAGGTCCGGGTACAAACGCCTACGATGGTGATTTTGTTCCTTTAACAAAGGCGCAAGAGGGTGGTAACCCTAAGTATATTTTTCCTGAGGCGCACTCTGCGACGCAGTTGAGTCTCCATTATCCGACGGCCCTGAGTAAGGGGTTTCATGAGATAGCGGTCCAGGTTCGAGTCGGTCGAATCGGCGGTGAATCTGTCTATGTTCAGAACATTGGATCTGAAAGTCGGGATAGCGACGTTCGGGGTCGGGGGTATTTCGAGTTAACAGCTAAGCTATGCCTCGGTATTCGTAACGCTCGAGTCATTTCTTTCTTGTAAAAACGCGCTATACTTTGCTGGGAGATTTAATATGCACCTATTGTTGCCCCGACTTCATCCTGCCACGACAGCTTTGTTGGCGGTTATTCTCGTTATTTGCGAGCTTCTCGGTGGCTCATCGGACGGCGGGGTTCATTTTGCGCTACCTCCGTTAGCGATTGCTGCTGGTGCGGCCCTTGGCGCTACTGCTATCGGGGCTAATGTCTACGGTAAGGTTGCGGCTGCGCGGAATGCTAAGAAGGCCATCCGTAATTACTTGGGTAGCTCAGAGTATGCAGCGCTAAGTGACTTGCAGAAAGAGGCGGCTTTGCGTCAGAAGCTTAAGTCGGGGGGGCTTAGTCCCGCAGCGCAGCGGCAGATAACTCAGCAAGCAGGCTTCGACTACAAGGGCATGGTCTCTAAGACTGAGGCGGACACTCACAGCGGCTCGGCTGATCCGACACAAGCGGCAGCAAAGACGGAACAAGTCGCTAAGATCGCTGAGGGTGCGGCTGATGTAGCTACGAGAAGCACTGGTCAGGCTGCCAAGCTATCCAGTGACGTCGAGGCTCAACAGAGAGCGGGTGACGTCAACTTGATTCAGGGTGGTGCTGCGCACAGGCAGGCAGTCGAGACGGGTAAGTCGACGGCAAATACGATGGGTACACAGGCAATTACTGGTGGTATTTCAGACGCTGCTAGCCTGGGTTTGAATGTATTGCCCCAGGCGATGGCGCTGGGTGGTGGTAAGCGGGCTGAGGCGGGCGCCATAGGTGAGGCTATGCAGAGTGTACCGGGAACTAATCCCCCTGCCGGCGCTTAGTAAGACTTAGATAGAACGAAGGAACGATCATCATGGCAACAGTCGCTGAAGTATCTGAAGGCATAAACACAATATTAGCGCAGGTTGCTAGTAATCGATCGTCATCGTCATCTACGGGGTTGGCTCCGGCGGATGAGGAGGCGTTGCTCAAGCAGTGGAACACGGCGATAACTTCCTTGAGAAAGGCTGAAGAGGGTATCTCGACGACCAGACTTAAGCAGATGTCACAGACGCTTAAGTATCGGCTGGAAGAGGCGAAGCTTGCCAAAGAATACGCCAAGATTGATTCCTCGGATCGACAAGCTGTGTACAACGGCCAAGTAAAGCTTCAGTTGGGTCGAGAGAAGAACATCAAGGACTACTTCTCGAAGGTCCGTTCGGCTGACATGAAATTGGTGCAACTAGGTGAGAGGCAGTCGGCTCAGGCACAAGGGCGAGACAAGTTTTTGGATATTTGGAAGCTCTGGACAGAGCCCCAAAAATTTGGTGAAGCAGAGAAGCCTAAAGTTGCTCAAGACGACCCCGCATATACCGAGACTTTCAAGCTACTTTTTAAGTCGGCCAACTTAAATAATATAGCTAAGATAGTTCAGTTCGACGAGAATAATATCGTTGATATCCCCAAGACATTGTCGGTATTGAAAAAGCGCGAAATAGACGTATCTGAGGTTAATAACTTTAAGGCTGAACTCGAGGCGTACAATACACTCATGGCGGCAAGGAACTCTCAGTCCGCTATGCTGGCGCAACAGAAGGGTGAGGGTGAGAAGCGAATGCAGGCCGCTGCGGCGGCACTCGCCTCGGGTAAAAACCGTGAGTTCGACAGACTAATAGAATTAGAGAAAGATAAGAGTTCGAGTGCTCAGTTAAAGTTTGAGGCTGATGAGGGGCTTGTTAGTCAGGCTGAGGCCGATACCGTTATCGAGTCCGCCAATAAGCGCGCCGAGAGCGCCGCGGAAGCCAGAGAGATAATTAAGTATGTTGAGGGCAGACTGGGCGCTGACGGGGAGCGTAAGTTTGAATCTGGTCTGGCGAAGGGTATCTCGAACGAAGGCTTTCGCGCTTGGGCGGCAGACCATGGTTACGACCGATTAGGTCGGGTTCAGATGGGCAAAGACGGTAAGCCTGACTTGTCTACGTATGTTGAGGGTGGTGACGACGTCACGGCTCTCCTGGCGTGGAAGAAGCAATCTCTTCGTCGTGCCGGCAACTACGGTCTACGGGGAATCGACACGGGTGAGATCTGGTCCATCGAGCTTAACGATGGCACACTGATCACTGGTAGGCGCTTGAAGCGTCACGCAGCGGACCCGATGGGGGCTATCCGTATTGTAACTGCGGACGGTGCTCGGGTAATCACGCCACAAGAAACTAATCAGGCATCGATCCTTCAGCGTCCGCCGCCGTCTGTATCGGCTAATGATAGACGAGCAAAGCGTCTGTACAACCAGGATGTCGCACGCGGAACGTATGCCCGGCTTGAGGGTGCGGCGTTGTCGTCTTCTGGTCTGCAGAATGAGGAGATGTTGTACCGTGACGCGGACGGTAAATTTTATACCAACCGTGAGACGGGTGAGTATCTTCGCCAGGATGAGATGGAGGCGCGCAGAATTCGTGCGGGTAAGGGTTCGCCCTTCCAGTTTACGGACGATGGAACGCCCTACGTGATCGACCCCGAAAGCGCCTCGGTTTACAGGGTGACTGGGGCGGGCCTTGAGAAGGTCGACGAGGAAGTCGCTAACGCAGTAATCGCAAAGGTTCCGGCGGGCGGAGAACGCAGCTTATTGGTTACGGGCGAAGGCGACGATCAAAGGTTGGTGTCCTCAGGTGACCTTGAGGCCGCCGTAGGTAGTGCCGAAAAAGCCGATCTGATTGGATTCCCCGATACACCAGAAGAGAAGGCTCGAGTTGAAGGCTTAGTTGCGGCTTCGATGACCCCGACTGGTATGGGCTACGATGTGACCGAACAGTCTCCACCAAAGGTTATCCGTGGTGAGGGTGAGATGCGGGTTGGCTTTTTCATGGTCGAGCCCACAGACGACGCGCGTGAGATCTCAGACGAGGAAATACTCAACTGGGACAACGCCATGGATAAAGTCCAGATGAATGAGATGGTCGACCCATCAGAAGCTGAGGAGGCGGGCGACTTAAATATGGGTGCCCCAAGAGCGATTCCCGGATCAACGCCACCGTCACCACCGCCTGCGGCTGCGGCTGAGGTTGCTCCGGCAGCTAAGCCTCCGACTCCACCGCAGGTAGACCCGAGCGTATTCACGGAGGGAGAGACTGGTGTTGACGCGGTGGACACGCCTCCGGGAGGGACACCCCCGATAGGCGACTCCGCGCCGATGCCGGGTACGGCTCGACCACCCAGTGACCGGACTAAGCTTAAGGGCAAGGACAAAGGCACGTCACAGCAAGCGGTAGATATGAGTCAGCGTGCCGCAAGCGGCTCTGGCGGAATTGCCGATGCTGGCGCGATGTCGATGACTATTGGCAAGGGTGTTCTCGACCCACCGACGACGCTTCCGGAAGGGGACGAGTCAGGCGCAAATCTTACGGACGGCGTGAATGTTGGTGGGGTACCCAATCTTGTCGGAGCCGTTACCAATATGCTCAGGAAGAAGAGGAAGAGGAAGCAGGAGGAGGTGGCGACGAAACCGAAGACCGAGGATAGTCCTGGCCCGGATGCGCAAACCACTACTTCGACGGTTCCCGGTAAAGATGGTGTGCCCGGTGATAACGGGGCAGCCGAAAAAGCTAAG